TAGGAACGGCTACAATTGCTATTATGTATTTTGCATCTACAGGCTTTTTGGATGACTAGCTATCCGAAAAATGCAAGGGTTCTTTCTATGACCATTCCTAGACAAAGAGCCGCATTTAACCAGTGATACAGTTCTTTAGTCTTAAACTGAATAAACATTAGTATATTATAGGCGCAGAAAGCTATGGTTGCAGAATCGGCTATATGAAGCGAAAGGCCAGTGCATATAAAGAATACCATAAACTGAACTCCTTTGATGAAGTAGGTTGTATGACCAACTTTAGGATTCCTCTCATCTCCGTATTTAGAAAATACAGTCTTTACTTTACCCTCATATATTTCTGCTGGCGTAGCCTTTGTTGCTCCCCAGTAATTACGCCAAAAGCGTATATGGTTATAGATCCAAAGGGCAACCCAGACATAGAAAAATAACATACCATTCATACAACATATTTATATTTTACAACCAATTATGAAAAACACAACTGAAATTGATACAGCAATTGAAAGTCTTTCTGCCGGGGCTCAAGGCCTACAGGATTTTTACGAAGAACTTTATGGCGAAAGCGTTGATGACTTTAACTTTTCGGAAGAAACAGCTTCTACAATGGCTGCCACCCGCAAGTCAGGTCTATTGATGAAAATCACGATTCTTCGAAATATGGTGGAATCATTACAATCACAACAGAAATAAAGACAAGATGATCATTCTTACAGACGTAGACGGTGTACTCCTTTCATGGGTCCATTCGTTTGAATGGTGGATGAAGCGTAAAGGATACAAGAAAAAAGAGCTTTCATATTATATTGACAAGCAGTATGGTATTAGCAAAAAGAAGGCCAAGGTTCTTGTTCAGCACTTTTGTGAATCTGCTGCAATTGGATTCCTTCCTCCGCTGAGGGACGCTATTAAATACGTTCGGAAGTTTCATGAAGAACACGGCGCGGTATTTCATGCCATTACCTCATTTGGAGAAGAGCGATATGCCATGCAGCTGAGAGAACAGAACTTAAAACGAGTCTTTGGCGAAAACGTTTTTGAGCGGATTCATTGCCTTCCTTGTGGAGCTGATAAAAACGAAGCGCTGAAAAGGTACCAAGGGAGTGGTTGGATCTGGGTAGAGGATAAAACGGAGAACGCTAATCTAGGCGCAGAGATGGGTCTGCAATCGTTTTTAATGTCACACCAATACAACTGGAATCAGCCTCTTGACGACAGGGTTACACGGGTTGATACTTGGAAAGAAATTTACGAAATAACAACATGAGCGCAGGAAAAGGAGATAAGCCCCGCAAGGTCGACGGGAAAAAATACAGATCCAATTACGACCGCATTTTTCGGAAAAAAGTGAAAAAAACTGAAAAAAAGTGATTTTTTTAGCATTTTTCTATTTACATTTATCCCAAAGTGTGGTAGAATATATCTGTAAGCAAAACTACCACAAACTATATTATGAAAATCAAAGAGCTCGCCCCGAAAATCTTCGCGAAGGAGCATAGGTATTACGAGCAAATCCTCGAGGCTGAGAATTGGTCTCAAGTTGCAGTATTACATCATGCTCAGGAAGTTGCCGATAAACACTGGCTAAAATATTTAGACTCCATTGGAGTGAATCAGCTCCAATACGCTCGCGATACGATCGCGGAATTAATTCGAGAAGCCCGTAACGGAACTTTAGAATATTGGGATTAACCAAAACACCACACCACGATGAACAACAACTTTGAAGCCAACTTCAACCAACGATGGGACGAACGCCGAGCCGAGCTTGCACAAGCGCAAGACGAATTGGATCAGTTCATGGAGCAGTTTGATGACCTTGCGTTTGACGACCCCGATCACCCCGACTATCAGAACCAGTTCAACGCCTTGGTTGCTCGTCGCGATTGCTTGAATGCATTGTGCGGAGAGTTCGCCGCCTTGCTTGGCATGATGAACCGCCCGAACTAACGGGCAGTGAAAGACCGCCAACACACCACCACGAAAATGAGTAAGACACGACTGCAATCTGCTAAGGAAAGGGCACCAAGCGTACCACCCAATACATGCCCGTATATTGATTCAATTATTGAAATACTTGACGATTTTGAACTGACTCAACCTGTCGTTGACTCACGTAGAAAAGAGATTATAGTAGCTACCCTTGAATATGTGAGAGAATCTAATTGCAGCTTGAGAGATTCAAGCAAGTTTTGGCACGATGAATTTGTGAAGGTAGTGAAAAGAATCTAAACACGTTAAAGAATAACAATCTCATGAGGCGGAAAAAGAAAAAGAAGAAGAAGCTGGACAAATCAACTCTTGGTCTTCGTAATCTTGTCCGCCACCCCATGGCACCACCTACCAAAAAGTTCAAGGACAAAAAGAAAGAACAGTCCAAGCGGCGGTGTCGCGACTAATTTATATTATGGCAAAACTACTAACACTCTTCTCTAGGGCATCCACAGGTGCTCTTCGAGAATGGACTATTGAATACAGCGAAACCGCATACCGAACCCACAGTGGCCAAGTTGGCGGTAAGATTACCACCTCTAAATGGTATGGTGTTAAAGCCACAAACGTTGGCCGAGCTAACGAACGTAATGTCGCACAGCAGGCAGAGTTTGAAGCCATGGCCAAGTTCCAGAAAAAACTTGATGCTGGCTATACTACGGATAAGACGGCTGTTGATACTTCGGTTAAATTCATTGAGCCTACTCTCGCAAAGAAGTGGGAAGACCGCAAGGACAAGATCGAGTATCCTGTTTTCTCTCAACCAAAGCTTGACGGGATGCGTGCTGTTATCACCAAGGATGGTGCCAAGAGTCGGAATGGAAAGCCATGGGTAACCATTCCCCACATCTTAAAGTCTCTAGAGCCTGTGTTTAAAGCCTTTCCCGACCTTGTACTTGACGGTGAACTTTATAACCACGAGTATAAGGAAGATTTCAACAAGATTTCTTCGCTTGCTAAAAAGACTAAACCTACCGAAGAAGATCTTCAGGAGTCTGCAGAAAAGCTGCAATTCCATTGGTACGATATTGCCGATCCAAGTAAAAAGTTTGCACAGAGAACAGAAGATCTGCAATCCGTTTACGATGAGTTTAACTTGAAGGATACCGCAATCCGAATTGTAGAAACAAACTTCCATAGCTGCGAGGCTTCCGTTGACGCCGCTTATAAGGACTATGTAGACCGAGGATACGAAGGACAAATGATTCGTGAAGATATTCCTTACGAATTCAAACGCAGCAGCGGTCTTCTCAAACGTAAAGACTTTCAAGACGAAGAATACCTCATTCTTGACATCCGTGAAGGAAAGGGTAATAAGACGGGTATGGCAGGATATGCAATTCTCGAGACTGAAAAGGGAGAAACATTCCATTCCAATATCAAAGGCCCTCACGACTTTCTAAAGGACCTACTTGTCAACAGAGAGAAGTACATTGGTTCTTACGGCACGTGCACCTTTTTCAATCTCACTCCCGACGGGATTCCCCGCTTTCCTTATCTTACTCGTTTGCGGGAAGGGAAATCAATAGACTAATTTTTTTATTTACATTCTTATTAAACTGTGATAGAATATACATTATGGCAACCAAACGAAAAAAATTCCTAGACCGTCGCGGTGAAGTGGCCGCGGTTGATTTTAAGTTCACCGGAACAGAACCTTCTTGGACTGATGCGGAAAATATCAGCTTTGAAGATTATAACGATCGGCAAAGCAAAGCTTTGCGCTTTTACAATTATTACCTTGACTCTGCTGATATGCGGCCATGGGTAATTGATTGGATGGAATCCAATGGATACACCAAATCAGACGTTTCAGCAATTAAAGGTTTACCACCAAGTGCGCTTGTAAGTACGGTTGGTAAACTTGTGCGGATGCTGCAGCGGGGAATGCCGGACTGCCATCCCGACGCTAAAAAATCAAAGAAAGTCTCCAAGTTTATTCATGAACATCTAAAAGATGCGATTAAAGATTATCACTTTTCAGCCGCGGAGAAAGAGGCGGGAGCCGAGGAGGATGATTCAAAACCTAAACCAGTTGTTAAGACTCCGCTTCAAAGATTGGAGGCCAAAGTTAATGACGAGGTAATTATCCATCTTGAGGAACTTCTTGATAAAGTTGCAGAGGTTGAATCAGGAGATACACCAACAAAGATGCCTTATATGGATGTAAGCATGCTGTTACGCAGTGCAGCGATTCCAGCTAAAGGAGCTAAGTTTGTCGTTGATTGGTTAACCACTCACCACGCTGAGTTTAAGGCTGCAATGGATCGTACTTGCGATGATGCGGTTGAAGGTTACTCTTATTTGCGAAAGCCTCAACTAAATAGGATTGTTGCTAACTTTGAAAAGATGATTGCTGACGCAGCTTCTCACTCCAAGGTTAAGAGTACACGACGTCCTCGTGTGAAACGACCAAAGGCTGCAGACAAGCAAGTTGCTCGTCTTAAATATCTGCAGGAAGATGAGACATATTCGTTGCAGAGTATTGATCCGATCTCTATTCCTTTTAGCCAAAGGGTATACGTATTCAATACCAAGTATCGCCAACTGAGTGTCTATTACTCAAGTACGCCTAGTGGATTCAGTGTGAAGGGAACAAGTATTAAAGAGTTTGATCCTGATAAAAGCATCACCCTAACCTTGAGAAAACCAGAGGATGTACTCCCGCTAATTCTTTCGGGAACGGTGAGAAAGATTGACAATCTCTTAAAGACGCTAAAGACAAAGCCACGAAAGGCTAACGGCAGAATTAACAATAACACGGTACTGTTAAAAGCATTTGACAAAGCATGAAAAAGAAAGAGATTGAAGAAGCACTAAACCTTCCAATGACCAAAGAGGAGTTTATCAGTGAGGTAGAAACACTTGTTCGCAGGGATGGGATGGGATATGTAGAAGCTATTATATGCATCTGTGAAGAAAAGGGATTTGATCCTGAGGACATTACCTCATTCATTAACGGTCCCTTAAAAGAAAAGCTTAAACTTGAAGCCGTAAACAACAACGTACTTAAAGGTAAGAAAAGTAATACAGCAACACTATTATGATTACACTTAGCACCGAAAGCTGCACTCCTATGGATGCATGGAGTACATTCACTGCAATGTCACTTCACTTTAATTCAGAAAGGGATTACGATGCCTTTAAGTTTAACTTTAAAGGTCCGAGGTGCAAGCGTGAAACATTCATGGGGCATAAGAATAGGTACCAGTTTGAAAAGCTGGCCAAGACTTATCCAAAGAGAAACGACGTGATTCTTTACTCCCTCGCAAACATTCTTGCTGGTAATAAATGGATTGGCGAGTGTAACGAAGGAGCTTATAATACGTGGACTGGAAAGATTCAAGCACTTGATTATAACTTCAAAACTGATGTCATGTGGCTTGGGGAAGAAGCCGAAAAGGAATCACTTACCTTTGATGAGTGTTTCATTCCGCCAGATCTTAACGATCCTCCTTTGATATATAGACTATATGTTGAAGGTAAGATGTCCATCGAGACACTGGCCATATTTGAAAACATGCTAAACTTTACCCCTCGTCTCAATAAAGAATTAAAAGATCCTTTGGATGTTTCAAAGGGTACCTCCTTTCTGGTCTCAAAGTATGCTCCGTTTTTGGTTCATGCCACAGACCTGAAAAAATATACAGAAAATATACTTTCTGTATTTACAAAATAGCGAGAATATGGTATAATATACTCGCGCTACAATACAACGCAATACAACGTAATACAACGCAATAAAAACATATGTCATTCGATAACCTAAAAGCAAATCGTCAAGCTGCCATTGGTAAGCTTGTTCAAGCGGCTGAAAAAGTCGGAGGAAACGCTAGTAAATCTAATTACGGCGATGACCGATTCTGGAAGCCTACAGTAGATAAGAGCGGGAATGGATACGCGGTAATTCGCTTCCTTCCTGCTAAAGAAGGAGATGATCTCCCGTGGGTCCGTTATTGGGATCACGGGTTTCAAGGTCCAACTGGTCGTTGGTACATTGAGAACTCTCTGACAAGTATTGGTAAAGACGATCCTGTTTCCGAGCTTAATAGCCGTTTGTGGAACAGCGGGGTTGAATCTGATAAAGATTTGGCACGCTCTCGCAAGCGTCGTCTTCATCACGTTTCAAATATCCTTGTGGTATCTGATCCAAGTAATCCTGAAAATGAAGGAAAGACCTTCCTTTACAAGTATGGAAAGAAAATCTTTGACAAGATTATGGACGTTATGCAGCCTCAGTTCCAAGATGAGCAAGCGGTTAATCCGTTTGACTTTTGGGAGGGTGCAAACTTCAAGTTGAAGATTCGTAACTTCGAAGGTTATCGTAACTATGATAAGTCTGAGTTCGATTCGGTTTCTCCTCTTTACGAAGGTGATGAAGGTCGTCTTCGTGATACATACGAAAGCCTTTACGAACTCTCTCCGTTTACAGATCCTTCGACATACAAGTCGTATGATGATCTTAAGCGTAAGCTTATCGAAGTTCTTGGCGAGGAAGAGGTTAACGGTTCTGCATCAGTGAGTAATCACGCAACTGTTGACGAACCTTCCGCCCCAGGACTTGATAAGGTTGAGGATGAAATCCCTGGGCTGGGCTCCGAGGCCGCAGCTCCGGAACCTGCTCCGGTTGAAGAAAGCGGGGGCAGCGATGACGACGATACTTTGTCGTATTTCGCTCAGCTTGCTCAACAGTAAGGTTGCCTCGAGATAAAAGAAACCCCGTGGTTGTTAATTCAGCCACGGGGTTTTTTGTTTACATTGCCAGTGCCGAACCACTCATCACTGGCGGAGAAGCCGTTCTGGTATTATTTGTTTGATTTGATGTGGTGGTGTTGGTAACGTTACCTCCGTTGTTATTCACAACAGTTACTGAAGCGCCTCCAGCCATACTACCTACTTGCGTCAAGGCTTCTCCAACGTTGGATCTGGGTGGAATTATAGCCGTTGTATCAACAAAGGTTTGGGAATTGCTTTCTTCTAGAGGAGCATCCTCAGAATTAACAAAGTCGTAAATTCCAGTCTTACTTAGTATCTTACCTGCTAAACCAAAGAATCCTTTTCCGTCTGGGTCAGGTAGTATATCCCTGACAAAGCTCTTTATTGTGTCGCCAATATTTAATATTTTCTGGGCTAAACCAATCATAAGTTCTTTACCATTTTCAATCGCCGATTTGAAAAACCCAGTTATCGTGTCCCATATATCAGTAACAAATCCTATGACCCATTGGCCAAGATTGACATATGCCATTATTCCTGCAATGGCCGCTTCTTTACCTTTTTCAAAGATGTTCTTGAAAAAGCCAGTAACACCATCCCATATTTTTCCGGCAAATCCCGTAATCCATTCCTTAAAGCTAAAGTCTTCATTGCCAAAGAACCCTGCAATACCATCAATGATTTTGGCCCAGAAGTCTACAATACCTTCAAACATTCCAGTAGCAAGACCTACAAATCCACCTAGAAATTTTTCAAATAAGTTTCCTTCGGTTTCATTAAATCCTTCAAACATACCATCAAAGGTACTCTTAAAAAATGCGTCAATGCCGTCAAATATATTTCCTATAAGATCTTTGAGAAAGTCAGTAACACTAAAAGCTTTCATACCTTCCAGCTTTTCTTCAGGAACTCCGAATACACCAAGCAGCCAAGCAAGTAAGTCTTTACCTAGATCCAAAAGTCCGCCAATCGCAAACCCGATAAACCCTTGAAAGAATCCAGAAATACCTGCAATTATTTTGTCGGCCAGGCTTCCTTCTTCGTTTTGAAAGGCCTTTACCGCATCAAAAATTCCTGCGAAGGCTCCCAAGATAACACCAAGAGGAGCGAATAATCTACCAAGAACACCTCCGAGTTTTCCAATTACTCCAAACACCTTTTTAAATATACCACCAGCCTTTGATAACGCTCCACCAGATTTAAGTAGATTGCCTATTTTGCTAAAGCTCTTAAAGAATTTATTGATTTTGCCAAAGACGGTTGTAAAGGCTTTACCTATTTTGCCAAAGAAGTTTTTAACAGCAGTAAACGGTTTTAAGATTCTAGCTTTAATAGACTTCAATCTTTTACCTAGAACTGATTTTAAGGCCTCTTTAAAAGTCATTCCGGCTACGGCCATAGCAGAAACAACTGCGGTAACCAAACCCGTAATTGAAGCTATGATTGTACCTAGAAATCCTTTTTCCTCTTCAGGTTGGAATGAACTTAAGTCGATCCCTGTAGCACCTTCACCGGCAAGTTGAGCCTTTCGCAGTTCATCCGCTTCCTGCCTTGCTTCTTTTTCAGCAAGCGCGCGACGGCGAGATTCTGCTTTAGCCAACTTTTCAGCCCGCATAGCTAAACTTAGTCGTTGAGCGTCAGAAGCGGCTGAAGTAGAAATAATAGCTTTCTGAATAGAGTCAAATCCAATCTTAAATCCAACCATTAAGTCGGCAAAATTATTATTTGACTCATCTTGACCTTCTCTTTCAATAACAGTCAGCTCTTTTAGTTTCTGAATTACTTCTTTCATTGTGGTGGTTAGCAATGTTTATGATTCTTTCTGTCTTTCTTCTTCTTCTCTTATCCAGTCAATAAGAAGCGTTACATAAATTTCCCTCTCCCATGGTATCATATTTTCCAATTCAGTTAAGCTGTATTTGTGGTGCTGCATCAAAGCAAAATTTGTTTTGAACAGGTTCATTAATGATTCATGGCAGAGGCTTACACGAAAAAACTTTCGATACCTGTTAGAATTTTTTCATTTTCGGCTCCGCATTTTTGGCAAGTAAAGGAAAGTGTTTCTTGGAGTTTTGGAGCTCCGGTGACTACCTTTTCTACCTTTTCAATTTGTTCTTTATTAAGACTTTCAATAAACTCCTTTATATCTGAATCAGAAGCTTCTGAAATAGGATATACGTTATTTTCGTCGTAAATATTTTCGATTGATGCCGCGATAGAAGAGGTAAGAATATCACCTTTATCTGTTTTCTTGGTTATCTTAATTAAATCGGCAACCTTAATGTGTTGCGGAACAATACCAATCGTATCTGTTAACTGAATTTTCTTTGGCAAAGGGGTTCCTTTTGTCACTTCAATGGCATCAAGATTGACTGTAACTTTATTAACCTCTCCGCAATCATCGCATTTGATTCCAAGCTCGGCTTCTTCTCCAACGCTTTTGGCTCTTAACTTAAGGAAGATATACTCTAAATCAAAGGAAGCCAAATTGGATACGTTAACTTCGCCAAATGTACAAGAAGTTACAACGTCCTTCATTGCTGCTAACAAGTCCGCTTCTCCACCGGCTTCTTGAGCAATCAATAAAATCTTTTCTTCTTTAACAAGAAAAGGCCGGTAGGTAACTTCCCTTTCCGTTGAGGGAATGGTTAACTGGTATTTTGGTGTTTCTATCTTTGGTAGATTCATAGTATATTATATATTAGCTATCTTCTGGAAGCTCCAAGTCATCATAAACAAAGCTAACTGAAAGGGATGCTGCACCGGTTCCGGTGGCATCAAAACTTAATTCAGAAACACCTTTAGGAAAACAATTTATCAGCTTAGCTTCGTAAATTATAGTTTCGTCTTCATTGTTAGCAAGTTGCCTGACCCCGATGTCGCACTTATATTGATTTGGATAGCGTACCAAATAATCCTTTTTTGTAATTATTTTGTTTAACCATTTGTCAAACATTGTTCTTGCAAAATAATCTTGGGTTAGCGTAAAGGTAATAGAGAAATCGCTGTTTACGTATCCTGATGTAAAAGGAACGTTATTTCT